GCTTGGTCTCCCCGCAGTTACATCAATCTCAACTGAAGCCCCATAGCCACGAACCCTGCCCGTTCCGAATCGCAATAACGCTTCTTCGGTCCCCGAAGCGGTGTGCGTCAAGACGGTGCTTGATGTGTCAGGATCGATGGTGTTGACCTTCACGGTGAACGCATCAGATGCCACAGTATTGACTCCGACTTGTCCGCGTCTCCAACGCTTGACATCGACACTATCAAAGGTGAAGGATCTCGTCTTCAGCTTACCTGCGATTGCGGTTGTTCCGGACTCTGAGGTTGATCCAATCTTGCGACCGGAATCATCCGTTTGGTTTTCTTCCATCAGATAAAACCCGGTGTCATTGCAGGCGAAGAGTCTTCGTCTAGTCGGGTTGCTCCCGTGTGAGCAGATGACCCAATCATCCACATGGAATGCCAAGCTTCCTGACATTGCGGGGTAACTATCCACGCTTATCCATGTGGAGGAAAGCAAATCGTAAACAAAGATTGCGTTGGGAACGGTTGAACTGCCCGTGGGTACAGCAAGGTAATACTTGTTATCATGCACCACTCCGCAGGACTTGTCCGCATGTGCGAAGTTTACCTCATCGAACTGATCCTGTATTGGGCGGGTCATCGGTATGGTCTCTCCGCTTACTTTCGAAATTGCGACTCCGAGTGGTTTGGCAGGGTCCGTACCAGGTGACAGTACAATGACCCCATTATCTGACAGGAAGAAAGTTTGGGGTCCGCTCTGTGCGATAGACTTGCGAGCTACACATCCATGCTGACGGGTGATCTCGTAAGTGTTTGCCGCGCTCACGGTGGCAATATTGTTAATCATGTGGATCGAGTTACGCATGAACACGATCAACTGATCTTCCTGATAGGGAAAGAATCCTACGAGCTTATCCGCACTTCCCTTATTGATTCTGAACTGTGCGTCTGCGGTGGTGTACACATCCGTATTGAGTAAGTTACTCATTAGGACCGTGTAGTTCGAATCTGTGGGTTGTGGAACAATTAAGCGGTTACGAAAGAATAAACCAAAGTCCGTATTTGGGCATTGGATGTTTCCGCCTCCTGGGCTTGCATTCGCTTTGACCACGAAGTCAGACGGCGATGCAAAGTCTCCATCCCATTCAAGTGGAGTTTTATCTTTACCACGGAATAGAATTAGTTTCTCTAAGGACTGTACGAAGGATGCTCCATCCGCATCTGCGACTACCTCACCACCGGGGTAATCAATTGCGATACCTGAGTTGTTTGCATCGTTCCAAATGATTGCTTTTGTCTTGGTCGCAACTACGACGAACTCCGTGCCACTAGCCGGGTCTGAGAAGCCCGTGCTACAAAACACTCGCTCATCTGAACCATTGTAACTGAGGGTCAGACCTCCTGACAAAAAATCAATACCTTTGCGGGTCTCCGCCAAGTCTCCGGTGAGACGCATATTCTTACTAGTCTCCACAAACCCACCCTGCAAGGATGTGTTCTCAAGGTATGAATCAATACCACGAAATCCGCGATCCCCGTCTACTAAGATAGGATCGTCAAGCGGACCATTTGGAGTGTAGCGTGGCATTACTTCTTCTTGATCTCTTGGAAAATCTTGATGGCCATATAAATTACCGTCATGGCTCCGGCCACAATCCCGATAACTTCATGGAAAGATCCGCTGACCGTTGCGAGCGTTCCCCCAAACCCTGCTAATGTTACGCGGTCCATAATTAAAAAACGAACTCGATTACAATGATCGCAATGACCAGGCATCCAAGAACTGTGAGCATTTTATCTTTTTTGTTTAGAGCGTGAAATTTATCTTTGAGTAGTAAAAAGTTTTTCATCTAGGTGGCGGTTTGACAGGAAATGGTGGACGGGTTGATTGCTTGGCAAATTCAGATTTGGAGCAGGATCGTGCGGTTCGTTTGGCTACAAAAATTGGTATGCCCAGGTAAGCACCAAGAAGGATTGCCGCGTACATCAACCACTGCTTGACGGTATCCATGAATCCCTGCATCCCGCTTTTATGCTCGGCCATTCCCTGTGCTACCAAGGCCGTTACATCTCCATGCGATAAAGCCTCAATCGTTTCCTCGGCCTCGATCAAGGCATCTGCATTTTTAAGCGCTTCTCCACTTACCGCCCCTATGCCCGCACCGAGTGCCGCACCGCCCGGTCCCGCAAAACTTAATGCACCACCTCCGGCAATAGCTCCGAGGGTTGGATAGGTCGAACGAAGAGAGCATCCGGCTGAAAGAAAAAAAAGCAATGGGAGGAGATAAATCATTCCATTGGTTCCGTCCAATCCTCACCCGCTAAGATTTCAAGGATTTGCGAGTGGGTGTAAGTCTCTTTCCCGTATAGAAATTTAGGTTTATTACCCTCGTATTTTACAAAAGTTTGGGAACCCTCATTATTGTACCTTAAAGTGTTTTCCGAAGTCTCAAACACTTGGTCAAAGTCGATGCTCGATACATCGCCCGAATCAATTATGCAGTAGGTTTTGCTCACGATGGTACGCTAGTTGAGAAGGTTGGGCCGTTTGTTAGAGTGCCGTTGTTTCCTCCGCTTCCTTGGTCTGTTATAGTAGTTCCGCTTCCTGAGTCATTATCTCCGTTTCTCCACCATCCTACGGGACTTAGTGATGATATGTCATCCGGCAATCCGCTATTATAGATGGCGGTTACATTAGATGCTGAAAGTTCGCTGTTAAATATTGCGACTTCGTCCAAATTTCCTCCAAACGAACCAACCGGTTGCCCGCTAGTGTTTAAAGCACCGCCGATAATGAAATTGTGCATAGCGGTGGCAGTAGTAGTATTTGGTGCTGTACTAGAATTTAACTCCGAACCATCTACATAAAGTCTTATTGAACCTCCTTGACTGCAAGTCACGGCCACATGATGCCAATTATTATCCGAAATAGCATTCATAAATTGTGCATAAGAACTCCCTGAAGCCATGAGCCTTGATCTTAGATAATTTTGACCGTACCTATTATCAAACCACAGCATCAACCCGATACGACTCCCTGAATCAGTAGTGTGAAGGATGTATTGATTCCTTGCATCACTATAATCTTCAAATTTTACCCAAGCAGAGATAGTAAAATTCAATGTCTGTTGTATGAAATCGAACTTGTTGCCTGTGTCTACATAATCATCTGAGCCATCAAAGCTGACGCTATATTGGTTGCCGTTCCATGGGCTACCACCCGCAAGACGACCGCTTGATGTAGCCGCCTTTCCGCCTCCGAGTCCGAGGCCGAGGGATATGACCGAATTAGACATTATACGCAATCACCGCACCGCTAGTGAGCGTGATGCTAGTAAATCTTCCGTATATTACGGTTCCGGCAGAAAGTGTCGTTCCGTCTACTCCGGTGCAAATGTTTGCCAAGTTTGTTATGTTTGAAGATTGCGCGGCAAGAACGGTATCCTCAGTCGCTTGAATCGCAAAAAAGTCTCCGGTGACGGCTCCCGTTCCATTGATGTACTGTCCTCCGTTAAGTCCTAAACCTCTATATTCTGATGACATAATATTATATTCCTGTTGGTGATGTAGTTCCGTAAGTGATAAATTGTAAGTTACTTGATTGCATAGATTGGCGCTCAAGCTTGTCTAGTTCCTGCAAGATGACCGCTTCTGCCTGTGCTTGGATTGGACCCGCTTTCTCAAACTGCCCATCGGTCAAAAGGTGATCCGCATACGCCCCAAGCACTGCATACTCAGAGAATACATAAGGGAACTCCTCGCCTGCGGCATACCCAGGGAATGGTGTGCGGTAAAGTACATAGACAGGCGTTGTACTTGAGCGATCAACTAGGACTGCTTGTCCGTAGTCCGAGGTAGATGTGGATGAAAATTCCAAACGAAATGCAAGGTCTCTTGTGTTCCCTGTTTCGTAAGGGTCATGCTCAGTGACCCGAAGGATTTCGCCAATCGTGTTACCCAACTCAAGGACTGCGATGATTGTCGCTTCTGCGGTTGCCCCGCTTCCTGAACCTCCGGTAATTGCAACGGTTGGTGCGGAAGTGTATCCTGTGCCGTGATTAGTGATTGCGGCTCCGTTAACCTCGTTGTCCGAGTTCTTCGTAAGTGTGGCGGCTGCTCCTGATCCACCTCCGCCTGAAAATCCTGCGGATGGAGTTCCGGTGTATCCGCTTCCCCCGCTTGTAATATTTACATTCCTAACCTGAATATCAGGAATCTTTTGCTCCAGGCGAATGGTGTCAGGCCATCTTGCCCGTTCCCACGCCAATCGCCCATAGCGATTAAAA